CACGCGTTCGACGCGAAGGTGTACAAGCCGACGTACAAGGTGGATGGTGTTCCGACACGTGAGTTCATGGGCCTCACTGATGACCATTTCTTGGTCAGCATCGTCGCGGCGAATAAATCCAACGGCATCCTGCATCGTAAAGCACTATCCGAACAGTTGTTCGCATACTCCCTGTTCAAGAAGAAGCACCCTGAGGCGCGACTGTACCTGCATATGGAACCGTCTGCCGTGTTCGGAGGGTTCAACATTCCACGCCTACTCGAAGCGATTGGCCTGGATAAGAACGATGTCATATTCCCTGACGCGACCCTGCTACGTGTGGGCTACCCTGCAGAACATCTGGCCGCGTTCTACACCGCGTCAGACGTCGTCATGAACGTCACCTACGGTGAAGGTTTCGGTGTGACCAGCATCGAGTCACAAGCGTGTGGTGCCCGTCTGCTCACATCATCCTGGACCGCGTCACCTGATCTGGCAGGCCCAGACTCTTACCTTTGCGATGGCGAACCGCTATGGGACGAACCTCAGGGCGCGTTCTATATGCGACCCACACTGTCGTCGATGGCTCAAGCGTTGGAGGCCGTGTACGAACAGCCACGTGGTATCAGTCACGTCAACATCGAGTTCGCGAAACAGTTCGAGGTGGAGCATGTGTGGGACACCTACTGGTTGCCGTTCTTCATGGAGTTCTACGGTGAAACTTTCCCAACTCGCTGACATCCATGAGGGTGAAACCATCTGGGTATTCGGCTCAGGTGCCTCAGTGCAGTTCCTTCATCCAGCATTCTTCGATGACAAGGTCTGCATTGCAACAAACCTGATCGCGGAACAATTCCCACTGAGGGACTACTACCTGTTCACTCACTATCACCCAGCCGTCAAGCGACATCTGAATGACCCTGGGATGGTGTTGGCTGTTACCCATGACCTGTGTTCGACACGCTGGTCATCATCGTATGACTACGGTGAAGGGGAATGGTGCTTCGGTAATCCCCAACCTAGCAACATCGTCATCAATGAGTTGACGTTCAGGGAACCCATTGGGTCATCCTTTAACCCATCACGACACAACAGGGATGGAGAACTAGTGTTCGGTTCGTCATCTATCCACGGGTCTATGCATCTGGCCGCACACATGGGTGCCAGGAACATCGTGTTGGTTGGTGCTGATTGTGGCACCATCGACAACATGCACAGGGTCAAGGGATACCCTGCCGGTCACACACCATGGCAGTTGTACGACAACCATCTGATCGCGATGAAGAAGTGGTTGGGTGAGAAGTATGGGGCAAGGGTGTACTCACTGAACCCGTTCGTGAACTTCAACCTGGAGGGTCACAAGTTCCAGGGAGTACATGATGCTCCCTAACCTGATTGTGCCAGTGCTGAACCGGTATGACCTACTCCAGCGCATGTTGGACTCGATTGACTTCCCCGTTCGCGATCTGCTCATCATCGACAACGGTGGAGAGTTGGACACCGTCGCCTTCCCTAAACCTGTGTTGAACAGTCACGTGTTGTCTATGCCGTCGAACCTGGGTGTGGCAGGTTCATGGAACCTGGGCATCAAACTGTTCCCACATGACAGTGTGTGGACATTCGCGTCGAACGATTGCTGGTTCGGTCCAGGTGCCCTTGAGCGCCTTTCACAGGCCCGTAGAAGCGATGTAACGACGTCTGACACCTTTCCCTACTGGCAGGCGTTTGCTATCGGTGATGAGGCGCTGACGGCGATGGGTCTATTCGATGAGGCTATCTACCCTGCCTTCATGGAGGATGTGGACATGATAAGGCGTGCTAATCATCATGGTGTGCCTGTTCGGAAGGTGCCGTTCCCTATCGGCCATGACAATAGTTCTACGATTCATTCTGATCAGCGTCTGATGGAGTTAAATCATCGGACTCATGGTTCGAACCGTAGATACTATGACGACAAGGTGGCGCGTGGCGACTTTGGACCTGGAGGCTGGTCACTGGAGCGTCGCCGTGAGAACGCTTGGGATAAATGAGAAAGGCCCCGCCGTAGCGGGGCACTCTCTGGTCTGTCTTTAGAGGCGACGGTTGAGGACTGTCAGCATTGCCATCAGGTCTGACATGGCCAGCGTGTGATTGCGCTTCTCTGCATCTGTGGTTGCAGTGTCAATCATTTCCTGACGAACCTTAATGGACTTCATAATCTGACGGTACTGGCGGTCATTTTCTTTGATGTTCATGGTGTTGCCTTTCTCTGGGTTGATGATGACTCCACTGTATGGCACTAGACACAACAATGTCAAGTACCAAAACCAAACAATTTCCAAATCCCTGAAACACGCCCCACAGGTAGAATAGAACCTGGAGGCTTTCAATGGCAATTACTAATGGCTACGCCACACTCGCTGACGTCAAATCTGGGTTTCGCATCCAAGATAGTGTCGACGACACGATGCTGGAACTATCCATCGAAGCGGCATCACGTGAAATCGACGGCTACTGTGAGCGCGTGTTCTACAACGCTGGAACAGCAACAAGGGTGTACATCCCCACAGACACGTTCTACACAGAAACAGACGACATCATCAGCGTCACCACACTCAAGACATCCTCGACCGGTGAATCGTTCGACACCACCTGGTCAGCATCAGGCGACTACCAACTGGAGCCACTGAACGGAATATCTGGTGGACTCATCGGACACCCATACACTCGCATTCGTGCCATCGGCTCATACCTGTTCCCCTTATGGAGTCCCAAGAACGTCAACAGTCATGAGGCCACTGTCCAAGTCGTTGGTGTGTTCGGTTGGTCTGCAGTGCCAACAGCGATCAGGCAGGCCACCATCATCCTGGCCATGCGACAGTTCAAGCGGTATGACACACCACTGGGTGTATCGTTCGACGAACTCGGAGCATTACGTGTCGGCCGTGTTGATCCAGATGTCGAGAAATTACTGATGCCTTACAAGAAGGTGAGAATGGCGTGACCAGCATCACGTCAATCAGGAACGCCCTGGCGACGAACCTGGCGACCATCAGTGGACTCAGAACAGCGTCCACCATCCCTGACAACCCAATGCCACCACAGGCGATTGTCATGCTGGAGAACATCGACTACGACAACGCTTTCCAGAACGGTCTAGTCACCTATCAGTTCCGTGTATCAGTGTTGGTGGCACGCGCTGACGAACGGTCAGCACAGGACAAACTGAACGCCTACGCCTCGACCGGTTCAGGTGGAATCAAGACCGCGATCGAGTCCGACAAGACCCTCGGAGGGAACGCCTTCGACGTAAACGTATCGACGATGACTAACATCGGTACGGTATCATTAGGTGGAGATGTTGCGATGCTTTCAGCAGACTTCATCGTCACCGTATATAGCAACTAAGGAGAAACAACGTGGCACGCTTCGTAGCGACAGACTATGCCATCAGTGTGAACGGTCAGGACTACTCGTCCAACATTGCCGCGGTGACTTTGGACATCACCGCTGACGCTGTTGAAACGACATCGTTCTCTAGCGATTACCGGAACCGCATTGGTGGACTCAAGGATGCATCAGTAACCATCGACTGGCACCAAGACTTCGGCGCTTCTGGAATCGACTCGGTTCTGTTCCCGCTGATTGGCGCGAACGCTACCGTGGTGATCAAGCCAACCTCTGGGGCACTCTCCAGTTCCAATCCCTCTTACAGCGGCGTATTTTTGGTCGAATCTTACCAACCCTACGCTTCCTCAGTCGGGGATTTGGCCACGTTCAGCACCACCTGGAGTCTGGCAGGCACGGCAGGAATCACACGCGCTACTGCCTAATTTAGGTTAGACTGACCAGCATGAAACTAGAATTGGTCATACAGTACGCTGACGGCACTGAAAAAACAGTCACGGTGAAGGCCGTGGACATCGTCGCATTCGAACAACATTTCGATATGTCTATGTCACGCCTTGAAAAAGAAATCCGTATGACTCACCTATTCTTCCTGGCACACCACGCCCAGAAACGAACCGGTGACACCAAGGATGACTTCGACAAGTGGCTGGGTAGTATCGACAACGTCGTCATGGGGGACACGGGAAAATAATTGGCCTGGGTGACGATTCCATGCACTGGAAGGTCGCCACGATTGCAGTCGAAACAGGCATATCCCCACTGGACCTTCTGGAGTTAGAACCCAGGATGTTGTGGACGATTGAGCGTTACATGATCGCACGTGCCCAGAACCAACAGAAGTCTTCTAGACACCGGCGACGGTAGAATGGAGGCTAGGGGTTAGGAGTCTGTGTGAAAATCGATGCACGTGTTGACGGGCGTGAGATTCAGGCAGTCATTCGCGACCTCCGGCAAATCGATTCACGTGTCACACGGAAACTCCAACAGAAACTAGCAACGGGTCTAGGCCCCACTGTGGCAGAAATCCACGCCGCTATCCCTAAGACTCCACCTATCCAGGCACGTGACGGTCGACCATCCATGTCACACCGTGGTCGCACGAAATGGCGTGGCGCTAATAAACCACAGGTGAAGTTCTCCACTGGTAAATCAGGTGGCTGGAACAACCTGTTGGCTATCGAGGTGACCGGTGGTTCCCGTGGCCTCGGATTCAACTATGGTGAACTCGCTGGTATCAGACCGCGATCAGCACGGTCTAACCAGTCACGTACATATACACGCCGTGGTTCGTCAGCGAAAATGAGTCACAAGGTGACGACTCAGGGTGATGAGTTCATCGCCGCATTGGATAGGGCGAAACCCATCAAGGGTGTCGCGGGACGGTTCGCCTACGATGAGTTCCTGAAGTCACGGCCAAGGATTATCCGAGTGACCGCGTCTATCATCGACGCCTTCATGAGGGATTACAACCAAAAACTCAATTCTAGAATGTGGGGTCTGTGATGGCTGGCGGTCCAATTCGTCTACCTATCGTCAGCAAGTTCGATGACAAAGGTATCAGGCAGGCTGAGAAGTCACTGACCAATTTTGGCAAGAACGCTGGCATCGCGTTAGGTGCGGCGACTGCCGCGGTAGGCGCGTTCGCGGTGATGTCTGTGAAGGCGTTCGCTGAATTCGATGCTGAAATGACAAAGTCCCTGGCCATCATGGGGGATGTGTCTGACACGCTACGAAGCGATATGGCACAGGCCGCCCGTGAGGTTGCGAAAGAAACCACGTTCAGTGCTAACCAAGCCGCCGAATCATTCTTCTTCCTGGCGTCTGCAGGTCTGGATGCTACACAGTCGATCGCGGCACTACCTCAGGTGTCGAAGTTCGCTCAAGCCGGTATGTTCGACATGGCCCTGGCGACAGACCTTCTCACTGACGCTCAATCAGCGTTGGGTCTGACAGTCGATGATGCCACCGCGAACCTGACAAACCTAACCCGTGTGTCTGACGTTCTGGTCAAGGCCAACACTCTGGCGAACGCCTCAGTGGAACAGTTCTCCAAGGCGCTCACCACCAAGGCCGGTGCCGCCCTACGGTCACTTGGCAAAGAGGTCGAGGAAGGTGTCGCGGTACTCGCCGCGTTCGCTGACCAGGGTATCAAGGGTGAAATCGCTGGCACACAACTGTCGATTGTTCTACGTGACCTGACAACGAAGGCTATCGACAACCGTCGAGAGTTCGACCGGTACAACGTGTCAGTGTTCGATTCGGCTGGCGAAATGCGCAACATGGCCGACATAGTTGGCGATCTGGAGGGTGCCCTAGATGGCATGTCTGACGAAACAGCCAAGGCCACACTGCTTCAAATGGGGTTTTCTGATAAATCCCTAGCATCCCTGATGGCCCTCATGGGTACCTCTGAGGCAATCCGTGAGTATGAGCAGTCACTGAAGGATGCCGGTGGCACCACTGATGAGGTGTCAGGTAAGCAGTTAGAAACGTTTAACGCCCAACTGGATTTGCTGAAGTCACGGTTCACTGATGTGATGCTGACCGTGGGTGAGGGTTTGACACCCACACTGATGACATTCGCTGAAGAAATGGGTCCACTGATTGATGAGTTGGCTCCAGCGCTCATCGGCTTGTTCGAGGAAATGGCACCGGTCATCGAGGAACTGTTCACCCAGTTGCCTGGGTTCATCGAGGCGCTTATCCCACTCATACCTGTGGTGGGTGACCTGGCGACACTGGTATTGGGTATGGCTCAAGCAATCATGCCGGTACTGTCAGGTGTCATCGAGGAAATCGCTCCGATAATGGAAGGCTTCAGTGGTGTGCTGGCGGAGAACGGTGAAATATTCGGTGCCCTCATTCTCTCTGGAGCATTGTTCATCGGCATCTTGAAGGTCATGTCGACTTGGTTGGGTGTCACAGGTGGTGCAGGACTGACCGCCGCGGCAGGGCAGAAGGGCTTCCTTGGTGTCGTATTTTCCGGTCTGGGAATCATCGCCGCGGCGATCGCCGCCCTGGTAGGTATCTCTTACGCCCTGTTCCATGTGGACGATAGCGTGAAAACCAGTGGAGGGTTTATCACCGGCTTCTACGAAACATGGGCGGCCGTCACATACGGCATCCAGTGGCTCACGAAGAGTCTTGCTGACGCAATCGTCTATACATTTGAGCACGCCATCAACCTGGTAGTGGATGGTCTGAACGCTGTTGGTGGCGCGATTGCGGCACTTGGAGGCAAGCAATACAACGCTCTGAGTCGCGTCGACTTCCGTTCACTGGTACCTGACATCACTCCACTGGAGGACTACCGTCGCGAACTAGGTCTAATCGAAAGTGACCTTGGCAAGTTCTCTGGCATGACTTTCCCGCAACGTGATGTGTCAGGTATCAGTGACATGGTGACACGTCAAAACCGTGACGCAATAGGCCGGTACCGTGCCGCCGAGGCGGTACGCCAGTTGAACATGCCAGGATTCATGGGTGGCATGTCTGGGTTCACTGACCAGGGATTGGAGCCTGGGTTCTTCGACTATAACGGTATGACTCAGTTCCGTTCTGGTCAGGGTGCTGATCAGCGCAAGTATGAAATCACGGTGAACGCTGGAATGGGTACTGATCCCACACAGTTGGGTGACGAAATCTACTCGATTCTTCTCCAGTATGACCGCTATGCGGCCCCAGTTTTCCAGTCGGCTAGGCAGTAGTCATGGCGACTATTGTCGAAATTAGTGCTACAGAAGGCTTCATCCTGGATGATCCTGTGTACGGTGTGCTGGATACGTCAGAGTTAGGTGGTGAGGTGTTCCGTGACATATCATCAGCGCTCATAAACGCCTCGATTGCCCGTGGGAAGAACCGTGAACTAGACCGGTTCACACCTGGCCGGTTCGCGATCACACTGAACAACGAAGACAGAAAGTTTGATCCTAACTACACATCGTCACCACTGTATGGCGACATTATCCCTCGACGTAAGGTGAAGGTTACGGTCGACGGCATCCAACAATTCATCGGTGTAATCCAGGACTACAACTTCGACTATGACCCTGACAGTAGATCGAAAGCATCATTCGTGGCGACTGACGAAATGGGTCTACTGGCACGACAGACACTGACGGCTGGGACTGCCACGCCAGAAGCCACAGGTGCCCGTGTGAGCGCTGTTCTTGACATGGAGTCAGTGAACTGGCCTGAGGCTAATCGCAACATTGACACAGGCGTTTCCACGCTAGGTGCTGACGTGTTCGACGCTAGTGGTAACGCGCTGGAGTATCTGCAGAAAGTAGAGGCCTCCGAGAACGGTCAACTGTTCGTGGGCAAGAACGGTCAGTTGTTCTTCCGTGATCGCCTTGACGCCACACCCACATCAGACACGTTCACCACGTTCGCTGACGATGGCAGTGGTATCCAGTACACCCGTGTGGAGGTGTCCTATGGTACTGAGTTGCTATTCAACACGGCGACTGTGGAAACACCGGTAGGGAACGCTACGGCACTGAACCAGGGTTCGAGGACTACGTTCGGTGTCACCTCGACCAGCATCAATACCCTTCTGTCGACGGTTGAGCAGGCCGGAAACTTAGCCAACTTCACGGTACAGAAGTATGGGACACCTGAGTACCGTATTGAGAAAGTCATCATCAATCTGAGAAACCTGGGCACGTCTGACAAGGCCACCATACTCGGACTCGAACTGGGTGACATAACGAAATTTGTGTTCACTCCCAACGGGCTGGGTTCGCCTATCGAACAGTTCGGTCAGATCATCAAAATCGACCACAAGATAGACCAGAACAGGCATGAGGTTAGTATCGGTGTGACCTCACTTGACTGGACGTTCCTTGTGTTGGATGACGCCCTGTTTGGTATCCTAGACACAGACCATCTAGCGTTCTAAGGAGTTATCTGTGGCCGTTCCAGCGGGCGTCAAAACATTCTCGGCCGGTGCTGTTCTTACGGCTGAGGAAGTTAACACCTACCTCCAGGCTCAGGTGATCCCTGTGTTCGCAAACTCGGCCACGGCTGGATCAGCAATCGCGTCACCTCAGGAAGGACAGTTCAGGTTCCTGAAAGACACTGACGCGTTCGAGTACTACACCGGCAGTTCCTGGGTGAGCGCCGGTGGTGCTGATATAGGCTTTGAGCAGAACTTCCTGCTCATGGGCGCATAGGAGAAACAAGGAAACATGGCAACCTCATATAAGACACTTGGACAGTTGGACCTGACATCGTCCACGCTGACCACACTGTACACCTGCCCGTCTGCAACTGACACTGTCATCAGCACTGTGGTGATTGCGAACCGTGCATCCTCGGCTGACACTTTCCGTCTGGCCTTGAGGACCACTGGTGACGCGATCAGTGACAAGCACTATCTGGCCTACGACGTGCCCGTCGCCGCGAATGACTCCACGACTCTGACCCTCGGCATCACGATGGAGGCCACTGACGTTCTCAGTGTCGCCGCGGCTGGGACGGCTTCGGAGTTGTCCATCAACGCTTTCGGTGCTGAAGTAACCGTCTAAGGGGGTAACTAATGGCTGTTACTTCTATGGCAAACAGTTCCATAAGGGACTTTGCTAAGTACCGGAATATGTCTACGACTTTTGGTGCACCACCTTATGCTTGCACCTATCTTGTTATTGCGGGCGGTGGCGGTTCACCTAATGAGGAAAACACTCCAGGCGAGAACGCCGGTGGTGGGTCTGGTGCTGGTGGTTATCGTTCTAATGTTTCTGGTGAGTCTTCTGGTGGCGGGGCTTCCGCTGAGACGGCGTTAAGCTTAAGTCCTGGTGTCTATACCGTAACTGTGGGTGCTGGTGGTCCTGGTGGGGCTTCTTATGCTAACGGTGCCGACTCAGTTTTCAACGCCGTTGTTTCGCTCGGTGGTGGTCGCGGTGGTAGGCCGACTGCTTCTTCTGGTGGTTCCGGTGGTGGTGGCGCAAACGTGGGCGCTGGTGCAGCAGGTACCACAGGGCAAGGTTACGCTGGTGGCGGTGGTGGCGGGGCAAACACTGACGGTTCTGGCGGTGGCGGTGGTGCCGGTGCTGCGGGTAGTGTCGGTGCCACAAACACTGGTGGTGCTGGGGGTAACGGTGTTGCTTCGAGTATTACAGGCTCATCGGTGTATCGAGCGGGCGGTGGCGGTGGTGGAATATATGCTTCAGGTGGGACACCTGGGCTTGGTGGTGGCGGTAGTGGCGCTACAGGTTCGGCGGGTACGGTGAACACTGGTGGTGGTGGTGGTGGTTGCCCGAATGGTGGCACTGGCGGTTCTGGCGGTTCCGGTGTTGTCATCTTCACTTTGCCAATCCAAGCAACCGCAACATTTTCTGGCGGTGTCACACAGACGAACGCCGTCGTTGGTTTGAACAGGGTTTACACTGTGACAGCTACTAGCACAACCTCAGAAACGGTGACCATCTCATGAGCCACTTTGCCAAACTCGATGACAACAACATTGTGACCTTCGTAACTGTAGGGCGTCAAGAGGATGACGGTCTGGAAGCTGAACTGACCGCGCGCACTGGTGATGTTTATAAGCAAACGTCGTACAACACTAGGGGCGGTGTCCACTATACGGACGGTTTGCCTTCTGATGACCAGAATAAGGCACTCCGGTTCAACTATGCAGGCATCGGTTATTCGTATGATGAAACCCGCGATGCCTTCATCCCGCCACAACCCTACCCTTCATGGGTTCTCGATGAGGACACTTGCCTTTGGGTGGCACCTATCACGATGCCTGAAGAACTTGATGCCGATGGCAACCCTGTTCCCTATGTGTGGGATGAGGATGCTGGGGACTGGGTAGCCGCCGATGTCTGACGAACTGATTGAACAAGTCGCACGTGCCTTCATCATGTCGTGGGCTGATTTACAGGACGGCGACAACACACTGCAACCTGGCAGTACTCTCATGACCATTGTCAACGCGCATGAGGATCGCGATCTGATCATCCAGTCTGGTTACCGTAAGGCAGTTGACCGTTTCGTCACACACGCTAACAAGGTGTAAACCATGAGGCTCCAACAACCGTGGCCCGAAGGCTACACCGTCAACGCCCGTAGTCCCTTTGGACCCAGACGTCATCCCATAACAGGGCGTGTCACCTTTCACCACGGCATCGACGTGGCCATGCCCACAGGTACACCACTCAATGCACCTGCAGACGGTGTCGTCGTCCACAAGGGATACGGGAACAGTGGTGGCCACACACTGATCATCAAACATGCTGACGACTTGTTCACTGTGTACTATCACCTCGAGAAGGCGTCACACCTGACGAAGGGTGCCCGTGTCCAGTTAGGTGACCTAATCGCATTCAGTGGCAACACTGGGGCGTCCACAGGGCCACATCTGCACATGGAAACTAGGCGATCAAGGCGATGGGGCGACACTCAAGACCCTGTTCCCTTCCTCCAGGGTTCCCCTTCAGTGACAACAGCACCAATCAAAGTCGATGGAAGGCTAGGGAGGAACACGTGGAAGGCTTTCCAAACGGCACTCAAGAAGCGTGGACTGTACAAGGGTGTCCCTGACGGCCGTCCAGGTGTCATGACCTACCGTGCGATGCAGGAATGGGCTGGGACAAAGGTCGACGGTGTTCTCGGCTTCAACACTCGCACGGCCGTGCAACAGAAACTAGGTGTGAAACCGGATGGCAAATGGGGCAGGCTAACCATCAGCGCCCTACAGCGTGCCCTGAATGACGGGACAATCTAATGTCTGACGAACCGTCTGCCCGCATCACACTCAAAGAGGTCTATCAACAAGTGCAAGAAATGAAATCGCTACTGGAGAAACTGGCCAACTCTCTACCATCCATGTCCAAACAGTTGGACGATTTGGAGTCGGAAGTGAAGGAACAGTTAGCAGACCATGAGAAGCGCATCCGCATCACTGAGAAACGTGTGTGGCAAATCATGGCGATCGCTGGGTTCGTCAGTGCCCTCATGCCAGTCATCATAAGGTTCCTTGATGTCTAAACCTTCATGGCGTATCCGTCGACGCATCATCTGGTCATCCATCGTGGGTGGGTTCAGCATGATAGGTCTGGGCGCTATCGGTTTGTTCCAAGACAAGATCACTGGCGAACTCATCACTGGAGGCGTGGCCCTTGTGACACTTGTCGCGTCAGCATATATCGGGTTTGGTACAGTGGACGACAAATGGCATCACACAAACGAAATGGAGAACCCTGATGGCTAAGTGGACCTTGTTCTGGAAATACTCTGGAGAACGCGCAATTAAAACCGTGGCACAGACCGCGTTAGCAACCATGTCTGTCGGAGCCGTCGGCATTTTTGATGTTGACTGGGTCAATGTTGCTAGTGTCGCCGCACTGTCAGGTATCATGTCACTGCTCACCTCAGTGTTGCAGTATGACCGGAAGCCTGTGGATGAGTAACCCGTTCGACAACATTGAGAAGGTTGATGGGTTCGAGGTTCCTGTGGACCCGATGGATTTGCTTCAGTGTGAGTCCTGCCAGTAGATGGTAGGCTAGTAGACGAACGGTTGTTCCTTCTCTCTGGTTTTCCGTTCTAGGGTCGCCCTGTTTTCCACCATCCAGGGCGGCCCTTCTTTATTCTGACAACCAGGCGTAGATGGTAGGGCGTGTGACGCCTGCACGTTTCGCTAGTTTCAGGATGGGGGCACCCTCGGAGTGTTCCTGACGAACATGATCGCGCATCACCTTGGTGATTGTGTCGATACGCTTCAGACCGTCATGGCGAACCTCTGACAACTGTTCGATAGTCATGGTGTCGTAGGCGTGGAAATCAAATGAGTGCATGTCAACCATCATACATCCTTCGTTATCAAAATGTAACCATTTGTTACTGTCTACTGCTTACACTACACGCTATTGTGGTGACTACCAAAAGAGAAGGGAGTCCACCGTGGGCTACTACAAGCAAACAGAAATCTCTGACCAAGAGAAGATTGACGACATCATCAGATGGTGGAAGTCACATGAGGGTCAGCCAATCCCACAGTATCTACTGAGTGCCATCGTCGAGGATGCAAGGTTCTTCGACAAGGTTCAGTCCTTGTGGGGAGGGAACGTCGGTGTTGACCTGGGTGAGAAGCGAATGACCAGGAAAGAGTCGGAGCGTCTACTGAAGCAACAGAAGCGTCAGGCGTTCTGGAGCATGGATTGGATCGAGTCACGGTTCGTCACAGTCAGCATGTTTGTGTCGCTGGCCATCAACATCGCATTGACCGTGGCACTCACGGCGGTGATCGCATGAGGTGGTGGGTTGTGTTTGGTGCAGGTGCACTGTTCACACTGGTACCTGGAATGGTTAACCCGCTGGCCGTCATCAACGGGTCCACACTCATCGGCTTGGGTCTATTAGCCTGGGCGACATACAAACTAACGAAGGGAAACTGACATGAACGCATTTGTATCGTTTGATGGTAGGGAAATGAGGATCATGTTGGATGAGCCATGGTCACTCGACGACAACGGGTTCCTCATCCTCAGCCAGAAGCAGGCACGTGACCTACGCGATCACCTCACCTGGCAGTTCGAGGATGACCGTGAGTGGGAGGACGGCTGATGTCTGATGTCAGCATGGAGTTCTTCTACGACTCACACCTGGACCCTCAGTGGACGGTCATCGTGTATGCAAACCAGTCAGAGGCGTTCCGTGTTCAGGGGAACAGTTGGGCTGGCGTTATGGAGGACTTAGTGTCGTCCACACCTGGCCACCTGAGTGACCTTCTATCTGTCGCTTGGTAGTGTTCCGGCCCAGATACCGAACCGTTCCTTCGCCGTAATCGCATACTCGAAGCAGGCCATTTGGATGGGGCAAGTAGCACATAGTTGCTTCGCCATTTGGATGGCCTGTTTCCGTGTTTGCCCTGCAGGGATGTCCTCAGGGAAGAACAGGTCAGGGAAGGACTCGCACGGTGTCGACTCGACCGTGTCACGTTCAGCGTTGAATACGTCTAGTGGTCTTTGTCGGCGGTGGGTCATAGACTCAATGGTATGGGAAAACATAGAGAGTTCGAAACATTGAAAGAAACATTCAACGACGCGATCTGGTTAGGAATGCCTGAGTCAGGGTCTGAGGAATGGCACGCCCTACGCGCTGAGGGTATCGGTGGCTCAGAAATTGGAACCATCATGGGACTCAATCCGTGGGAGTCAGCCTTCAAACTGTGGTGTAAGCGCACAGGACAGATCGCTGACCCGCCAGTCGACAACTGGGCGGTGAAGTTTGGCAATGCCTTTGAGAACCCTATCCTGCAGATGTGGCAGGCCGAGAACCCTGAATGGGATGTGTACCTCACTGGGACATGGCGTCACCCTGAATATCCGTTCATGCACGCAAACCCTGACGCGATCGCTGAGAACCGTGACACAGGTGAGTGGATAGTCGTCGAGGTTAAAACATCGAGGTCATTCTGGGATGATGTGCCACCGGCTTATCGTGCCCAAGTGTTGCACTACATGGATGTGTTGCACCTGGAGCGTGGTGTCATCGTAGGTGTCGCTGGTTGGAACTGGGAGGAACACTACATCGAGTGGGATCAGTTCGAGGTGGATGCGCAACGGTCGCACGCTAAGCGCTTCTGGGAACACGTACAGAAACATGTCCAACCTGTGTGGGATGGGTCGAAGTCCACGTATGAGGCACAACGGCAACTGAACCTTGACATCACCGATGATGAGGTCGAGTTGGGTGACCTGGGTTCCAGACTTCTCCAGGCACAGTTAGCGTTCGATGGCGCTGAGAAGGATTTGATGGCACTGAAGTCGGAGGTTCTGGGTGTGATGGGGTCATCCCGTCATGGTCTTATCGCCGGTGAACGTGTAACGTCAAGGCAGTCCAGGGGTAAAGGTGCCCCGTGGTTAGTAATCAAGAAGGGAAAAACTAATGGCTAGATTCGACCTCAGTCAGTATTCGACTGTTGCAGAACGTGTGGACCTGTTCTGGAAGCGCTTCCCAGAGGGCCGCATCCACACAGAAATCGTCCACTTCGAGGAACAGCAAATCATTATTAAGGCGTCAGTGTGGACTGATCGCGATGACCCAATGCCGGTCACCACTGACTACGCTGAGGAACGCCCTGACACATCACCGGTCAACCGTGTCAGTCATATCGAAAACTGTGCGACGTCTGCCATCGGCCGCGCCCTCGCTGATCTAGGGTCAGAGTTCTCTGGGTCGAAGCGACCGTCACAAGAAGAAATGCAGAAGGTGGAACGTCATCAGACACGCGACTGGGTTACTGAGGCTGACGCTATGACAGATGTCGACACCCTCCGTCTACTATGGAGTGAAGCGAAACGTGCCGGTGTAGACCAGGCCACACTAGATAAGGTGAAGCAACGTGCCCAACGAATGGAGAGTGCTTCTAGCGTCGGTGAAGGAAGTGGCTCAGGCGTTGCAGGAAGCGAATGACCGTGGGAACCTTGAGGATGTTCTGTTCTGGACGGCAGTCCTCAGAGAGAGAGTGGAGGTGCTGATTGCAACCGTCAGAAGTAATCCAAGCGTTGCAGGAATTGACATCGACGAACAGGAAGGGAGTTGATGCCCTACATGAGGCTGAGAATGTTTTGGCTGAGGCTGAACATAAACTGGACACAGCACAGGCTCATTCGTTTCTTAGCGCTGGAGGGTCAGTTGCTGAGAGAAATGCGCAAGCGACGCTAGACACGGCTGATCAGAAACTGGAACGTGATCTGGCGAAGGCTTCTGTGAACCGTATCAGGATGAAGTTGCGGGTCATTGAGTCTGAAATCATGGCGAACGCGACGATAGCGAAACTACTCCAGGCTGAAATGCGTCTATGAGTTCTCATAGGAAACTCGGTGCTGAATGACAGTGAGCCTAATGTCACACTTTCAACACTGTTTTGTGACAACCAACGTTTAGCATCCTAAGTGTGGGTTGATGGGGTTGGGGCCCACACTTAGGCGGGAAGTAGGGTGCAAATAATGTGCGCCTACGCTACCGTTTTACCACTGTATAGACTACTGAAATAACAGTGGACCTGCTGGGAGTCGAACCCAGGTCCTGACACGGTCGCATACGCGGTTTCCATACCAGTCGAAACCATCCAGGCCCTCATCCAGGATACTCGGTGACATCAGATAGACTCCCTTCATGTCATTGAAACCGGCGTTACTGAAACAGTTACGGGCACGCGATCAGTGGTGCTGGCATTGTGGTGACGACACAGACCTCGTGCCACATCACCGGAAGAACCGTCAGGCCGGTGGATCGAAACAACGTGAACAGGATGTGACAAACATCATCCTCGTTTGTGCCCTATGGAACGGGGCCATGGAGAGTGATGCTGACATGGCTGAGAAGGCCAGAGGCTATGGTCACAAACTGAGGTCATGGCAAGACCCGTTCAATCCTGTGTGCGACATTCCTTCTGGCAGGTGGTATCGTTTGACTTCCGATGGTGGCAAGGTGGAAACCTCGGAGGATGACATACCGTTCTAGAGAAGGGAACAATGATGGTGGATTGGGCTGATGAGTTAGGTATCGACCTGGCGACACTACACTTGGAGGCGTTCTGGCATCCAGTGGCTCAGTGGGATAATGCGAGGATTCAGAAGGCCGGTGAGGATTACTGGCACTGGTATCGGCTGAGGCATCCTGAGCCTCCGACACCCGTCGCGGTGAGAGAGTCGAAACGGCCGAGGTATGAGTTTACAGACAGACAACTACAGATTGCGATGAGCGCATTGGAGGACAAATGAAATCGCATATTGAAACAGACATCAGGTTCAGCATTGTCCCAGAGTGGGTGGTCGATGCTGAGGTGTCTGATCGCGCCGTGAGGGTGTATAGCATTCTGGCCAGGTATGCAGACAACGATACGTTGCAGGCGTTCCCGTCACGTGACCTAATCGCGTCGAGGGCACGATGCCATGTCAAATCTGTCGACCGTGCAATCGAGGAACTGGTTCAGATTGGTGCCGTGGTTAAGAGTCACAGGAAGGCTGGGAACGGTTTCATGTCGAACGTGTACACGTTGCGTCGCATCCCACAGGGTAGGGACACCACTGTCCCTAGGGTAGGGACACCCGTGTCGCCAGGTAGGGACACCACTGTCCCACTAACTAGAACCACTGAACTAGAACCAGAGAACTATAAGGCGATGTTTGATTCTTTCTGGGAGTCATATCCAAAGCATTTGCAGAAGGGTGAGGCACGGAAGGCGTTCTACAAGGCCGTGCAACGTGTTGGTGATGCACAGGTGATCATGGATGGTCTGATGAGGATGACCAATGATCCTAATTTGCCTCCGAAGCAGTTCATCCCGTATCCAGCGACATGGCTGAACAGGGATGGTTGGGAGGATGAGCCTTTCCCTGAGCGTGACCCACTCAGTATCCCTGGAGTGAGTCGTGGGATGAAGCCACCGGCTGAGGGCCCTGGCAGACGTCAGTGGGTGAAGTCTTTGCATGATCAGGGTGAACATTGGGAGTGCCGTGAGGGTGAGTTCGGTTGTAAGTGACACGCCCTGGGGTTGCACTGATTCCCCTTATCGTGTAAAGTAGTAGACATAGAGAGAAGGGATAGTCAAATGACTACATGGAACTATAACGATGGTGGCAGGGCCAAGGCAGGATTCAAGGGTGAGGCTAATGACTGTGTCGCACGGGCAATCGCAATCGTCATGAATCGCGACTACCGTGAGGTCTACAAGGAACTGGCAGAACGTCAGGCTACAATCACTGGAGTCAAGTCAGCACGGAACGGCATCAGCAAGAAGGTCTACAAGGCCTACCTGCAGGAACTAGGGTTCAACTGGATTCCTACCATGCACGTCGGACAAGGCACGACAGTCCACCTACGTGAGGACGAACTGCCAAAGGGTCGACTTATCGTGTCAGTGTCCAGGCACCTGGTCGCCGTCATCGACGGTGTCATCCACGACACCCATGACCCGTCACGCGGTGGCACACGCGCCGTCTATGGATTCCACAGGATGGCATCATGAACTGGGGTCAAGTTGCAATAGGTGAGGCAACTGAACTTCTTGCAGGGATGCTTGAGGGGTCAGCACGAACCTGTGTCACATCGCCACCATACTGGGGACTTCGTGACTACGGGAACGATGCCCAGATAGGTTTAGAGAACACTCCGTCAGAGTATGTCGAAAGCCTCTGCAAAGTATTCGATGAGGTCTGGAGGGTACTGGCAGACGACGGTACCCTTTGGGTGAACCTTGGTGACTCATATGCTGGCGGTTCTCAAAGTCGCGCTAGCACTGCCGGTCGCGCTGGTTTTGGTCAAGAACGAGAAGGAACCTTTTCACGACTGGGCGACGGCCTCAAAAAGAAAGACCTGGCTGGAATACCTTGGCGGTTCGCTTTCGCAATGCAAGATCGTGGTTGGTACCTGAGGCAAGACATTATCTGGTCAAAACCGAACCCAATGCCTGAGAGTGTCAAAGACAGATGTGTCAAATCGCATGAATACATTTTCTTGTTCTCCAAACAACCTAAGTATTTCTTCGACCATGAGGCAATCCAAGAGGATGCCATCTGGTCAGAGGACAATCGTGCGGGCCTCGGTCGACTGAGTTATCGAGGTAAACGGCAAGGTCAAGAAGGGACTGGTCAGGAAGCGTTCGTCAGCATTAAAGACAAACGCAACAAGAGGTCAGTCTGGAATGTTTCTGTGGCTTCATACAAGGGCGCTCATTTTGCGGTCTACCCTCCGGCCTTAATCGAACCTTGTGTTCTTGCTGGTAGTGAGCCTGGCGATACAGTCCTAGACCCGTTCTCTGGTTCTGGCACCACCGGAGTCGTCGCGCTAAAGCATGGCCGCAACTATGTTGGATGCGAGGTCAACCCAGACTATGCACGACTCAGTGAGAACAGATTGACCGCTGAACTTGGAATGTTGGCTGACATTGAGGTCATTGAATAGATTTTCAGTTACCCTGGATGAATGCCAGTCATCACCTGTGAGCGATGCGGGTTCGAGTGGACCGTCAACACCATCAGAAACAAGACCAGTCTGTGCTCATCCTGCAGGGCCAGGAAGGTCCAGACCGTTCACACGGCACACGGCAAATGCCTTCCCTGGCATGGATACTTCGACCCTGACCAGATCACACCCGTCGACGACGACGGCGAACCGATACTCCCAGGCATCAGACTGTGTGGCAACGAAGACTGTGTCGCACCCAGTCACGTACTAGCAGATGTCACCGGTCATGGTTATGATGGTGTCAACTAGTAGAAGGGATACACCATGATTCAGGTGGAGTTCAAAGGTTACGTCAACGGAGTCAAGTCATTCGATTGGGGCATCGTCTACGATGTCGCACACAACCAGGTCAGGAAGAACGATGCTGGAGAGTGGGAGAAGGTAGGCGCTGACTATTTCAGTGTCATCGGTCCTGCAGGTTTCAATGAGGGCGACCTGATCGAGGTCAAGGGTCGACTGAAGACCAAACGCTATGAGAAGCGTGACGGGTCGAAAGGCATGAGCCTCGAGGTTCGCGCTGACGACATCACCATCGTCAACAAGGGCAACAGTCCACAGTCCAAAACCGGTCACGCTGCCGTCGCAAACGTGTGGCCTACCGTGGACATCCCTGGCGCTGACGACGCTCCGTTCTAATGCTGGAGTTCTTCGTCCCAGGGCGTGTCGCGCCTCAAGGGTCGAAGCGCTACGTCGGAGGGAACAGGGCATCAGGTGGCAGGTTCATCGAAGCGTCCAAGTACCTTCCGGCGTGGCGAAAAGCAGTCACGACTGTCGCCAGTGACTACATCACACAGTGGGATCACAAACCACTCACAGGACCTGTTGACCTGAACGTCGTGTTCTACATCGAACGCCCCAAGTCCATCCCTCAGTCCAAACGACTCACACCAATCGTTCCACCTGACGTGGACAAGTTGGTCAGGGCGATTTGCGATGCCATGACCGATGCAGGTGTCTGGGATGACGACGCCCAGGTGATACACCTCAAGGCCATGAAGTTGTATGACGACGCTCACGAACCAGGTGCACACATCATTGTGCAGGCACTAGACACACCGATGGACGACGTTCTTCTATAGGTTTAGACTTTCGCTATAGTGTGAGAATACAGAGGGGAGTCACAATGCTAGAGAACCTGAAACCGCCAGTGAAAATCCTGCCGTGCAAACTGAGGACAATCCTCGACGGCCTGAACGACAGTGACCAAGAAATCCTGATGGAAGCGCTACTCGACCGTGACGGTTGGAAGGACCACGTGCTGGCCGCTGAAATGAGCAAACTCGGTCTGCATGTGTCAGCGAACTCTGTGCGCAAACACCGCTTGTACGAATGCTCATGTAGGCACATCGGCTGATGCTAGAAAACCTCAAACCAGCGCCCAAGGTGCAGGCACCCAAGAACTTCAGACCAGGCGTCGAGTTCGACGGCACTGAGGGTGTCGCAACCACTCCAGGCTATGACAACGAACCAGAGAACTTCGATGAGTTCCTTCGCGACGCTGGTCTAGACCCTGAGGGCATCGAGGTGATACCACCGGTCAGGACATCCCGTTGGCAACAACAGAAGGATGGCGACCTAGTCTGGTTGACCTCATACCGGTTCACGTTCCGACGCAAAGCCACAGACATCGACCTGCCCATGCTAATCGCTGAGGCACAGAAGAACCTCAAACCGGTCAAGTTAGGCAAACCTAACCCACGCGCCCTAGTCATCCTCTGGTCAGACCTCCAGGTAGGCAAGGTCGACTTCCGAGGCGACACCAACACCCTGTTGGAACGTGTGGCACTCATGCAAGAACGCCTCATCGACCAAATCAAACGGGAGAAACCAGCGAAGGTCATATTCGCTGACCTAGGCGACACCGTCGAGAACTTCTACAACGCAAACGCCCCACAACAGAACTACTCGAATGACCTCAGCATCATGGCCCAGGTCGACCTCGCAACCACACTGGCGTATCAGACCATGAAGCGTGTATCGCAACACGTGACAGACATCACCTACGCCTCAGTCGGCTCCAACCACTGCCAGTTCAGGATGAACGGCAAAGCCATCGGCACACCTACAGACGATTGGGGAGTGTTCATCGGCCGTCAGATCGCCAGACTGTCACAGGAAGCAGGACACGGCTGGAAGTTCGTGGAGCCACAGACACACGATGAGTCACTAGCGGTCGACGTATTCGGTGACGGTTTCCACATTCTCGGCATCGCACACGGTCATCAGGCGCGACGCCCAGACCTCATGGCCACATGGTGGAGGCAACAGGCGTTCGGACACCAACCAGTAGCAGACGCCAACGTTCTTGTACACGGTCATTTTCATCACCTCAGGGTCACCGAACTTGGGTGCACACCACGTGGAACATCACGGTTCCTAGTCATGGCACCAACCATGGACAACGGTTCGAACTGGTTCAGGTTAGTGGCAGGTGAGGAAGCAGTACCAGGTCTGGCAACACTCATCCTCGAACAAGGGGTTGACTACGCGGGAACGGTGTACAAACTGTGACCGCGATCGCATCAGGTGACATCCCAGAAGAATGGGGGTTAGGCGACCAACTCCACCTGGAGGTGTACACCCGTCTGTCACGTATCTCTGACCTAGGTGAGTACAGTGCCGTCACATGGTTCGCCAATGACCTCATCGTGCAACACGCCCTCGGAAAACGCCAACTTACAGACGACGACATCATCGAACTTGACAACTTCCTCGACTTCACCCTCATGGCTGACCACATCATCAGACGTTACCTAGGCGACAACTACATCAACAACTACCTAGACACATTGGAGGATGACAATGACTGACCTACAAAAAGTACTGAAACTCGCTGACCAGTACCGTGCCAACCTACAGAAGGCACAAGACAAGGATGCGATCAGGCAACAACAAGCCTGGTACCAGAAGAAAGCCTCACCACTGTTCAAGAAGTAACCCATGGCTACCATCGAACTGAACAACTCAGACCTAGTCCTGGCCCGTCTGGTTGCAGACAAACGCAACGAAATGAACGAAGGGCGTGGCAACGCCCCAGCCTACGCACGCAACAGTGATCGCATGGAGGACAACAGTGTCGCCATGTACGCCTCCACACGATGCGAACTAGCAACAGCGAAAGCGTTCAACAGGTACTGGCACGCCTCATGGTGGTCAGCCGAACACCACCATTTACACAAACACGAACCAGACGTAGGTGTCAACATCGAGGTGAAACGCGCCAGATCACCACACCACTCACTGCTAGTGAAAGAGGACTACGCCACACTCGACCGTGTCATCGTCCTCGCCTACGCCCACACAGACCCAGACAACCTAGTCGACGTCATCGGCTACATCAAAGCCACAACAGCCTGGGACATCGGACTACCAGTCGACTGGGACAACTCAGGACTACTCCGGCAGGTACCACAACACAAACTCACAGCGATCTAAAAAAATGACTACCTACGGGTTCCCCAGGCCATGCCTCACATGTGGTGTTCTATCCCCACAGTCCTACTGCCCAGACCACAGACGCAAGACACAACCATCGAAATCACCTCGACGCAAAGCGAAGAAACAATTCCTATACGGTGGAAACTATAAACAAAAAGCAAAACTAGTGACTGCCCCAGGGGGGGTATGCCACCTGTGTGGCGGTGAGGCCAGGGAGGGCGACCCATGGGAAGCAGACCACATTTACCCAGAACTAGGCCATCACTCACCACTCGCAAAAGCACACAGAACCTGCAACCGTAAACGTGGCAACAAACCACTCTAATTCGGTCACTCGACAACCTACAAACCACCACACACCATCACCACCTACCCGTACGGGGTTCTTCATAGGGGTGGGCAATTTCTTCAATAGCCCTGAGCCACCATCCCGTCAGCCCCAGCCAGGCATATGATGTCGCGAAATTAAGTGATTTTGACGCTAGGCTGAAAACATGAAAATCGAAACAGTGCAAATCGCTGACCTCACCTTCGACCCGTCGAACGCCAGGACTCATGACCAGAGAAACATCGACGCCATCGCTGGATCACTGGAGCAGTTTGGTCAGCGCAAGCCGGTGGTTATCACATCTGATAACGTCATCGTCGCTGGTAACGGAACGGTTCAGGCCGCGACATCACTGGGATGGTCGAAGGTAGGATGTGTTCGTGTTCCATCTGACTGGACACCTGAGCAGGTCAAAGCGTTCGCGCTTGCTGATAATCGAACGGCTGAGTTGGCTGAGTGGAATCATGTGGAACTATCGGAACAGTTGACCGAACTGAAACTGGCGGACTGGGATGTTGAGTCGATTGGTTTCACAGGGTATGAAATCCTCGACGTCAGGCCTGATGAGGTAGATGACCCGTTTTCGTTACTCGAGGATGCCCCGAGGAAGGATGCCACACAGATGACCTTCACTGTGAGCCTGGAGCAGGCTGAAACTATCCGTCAGGTTCTGGCCCAGGCTAAGAAGTCGAACAGACTCCCAGACGATGGTGAGAATCAGAACAGTAATGGCAACGCCTTGTTCCTGGTCATGTCGGAGTGGCCTGGATGAGCGCGAAAGAAATCGAGGTCAAAGGCATCCCTCGGAGTGCCGCGGTCGCGTTTGTAAAGACACACCACTACTCAGGGAAAGTCGACCCTCGATCACAGGTGCATCTGGGTGTTTTCTATCGTGGACGCCTTGAGGGAGTGATGCAACTGGGTCCATCCATCGACAAGGGAAAGAGTGTGGGCCTCGTTCGTGATACCTCATGGAACGGGTTCATCGAGTTGCACCGCATGGCTTTCTCTGATGTGCTACCCAAGAACAGTGAGTCGCGTGCCATCGGTGTGGCGATGAGGATGCTGAGGAAGAAGGTACCTCACATCGAGTGGGTTCTGTCCTACGCTGATGGCACTCAGTGTGGTGATGGGACCATCTATCGTGCGAGTGGTTTTGACCTTCTGAAAATCACACCGAATAAATCCATGTGGCGCATGCCCGATGGTGAGGTCATTTGCAAGATAGTCCTCGAACCTGGGTTCGGTTCAGGCACCAAAGGTGAGAACAACATCAAGGCCAGATACAACAAGACTGGATCAGAAACATCGACGACGTTCCTGAAGCGAGTCGGCGCTGAGTGTCTGGGTGGCTATCAGTTGAAATACATTTACTTCCTTAATCCTCAGGCTAGGGAACGCCTGACCGTGCCCATTCTGCCTTTCTCTGAAATAGACAAACAAGGCGCGAGGATGTATCGTGGTAAACGCCCTGGAAGCATTGTTAGTGATGTGTCTGACTTCCGGTCAGAAGAAGGCAGTGCAAATCTGACCTCAGGGCTCCAAGTAGGCGGTGCCTGATGCCTGCAGGTCGACCTCCGAAGCCGATTGAGCAGAAGCGCATGTTGGGCAACCCTGGGAAACGTCCACTGCCAGAACCAGGTGAGGTTCAGATACTCCCAGGCGTCCATGAAATACCTGATCCTGCCAGACCGCTACTGACTTACGGGCGCGATCTATGGAACCGCATCTGGTCTGTAGGTGCAACCTGGATTAGTCCCAACACTGATATAGAACTGTTACTGATGACGTGCGAAATGGTGGACGAACGATGGAACCTACGTGTGCAGGTCATGAAAACCGATGACCCGAGAACACGTCGTGGCCTGAGGGAACTGGAGCGACAAATAGTGTCCAACCTTTCTTTGCTTGGGTTCACACCCGCTGACCGTTCACGTCTAGGTGTGGCCGAGGTGAAGGCGCGTTCTAAACTGGAAGAACTACTGGCACGTTCTGACTCATGATCAGGGTCATCAGTGGACCACCGTGTGCAGGTAAATCCACGTTCGTGACTGAGAATGCACTACCTGGCGACATCGTCGTCGACATGGATTTGATTGCATCAGCCATGGTGGTGGATGACATCGAGGTACATGACTACTCTGATGAGGTCAGGCAGATCGCACGGTCAGCGCGGAAGGTTGCAGTGAAAGAGGCGCTACGTGTAGGACAGATTAGTCGCCGGAACGTTTGGATTGTTCACACCCAACCTGATGCTGAATGGTCCAGAATTTACAGGATGCACAACGCCCGAGTCACAGTGGTCGACCCTGGCCGTGATGAATGTCTGAGAAGATTGGCTGACAGACCTTCCACGCAGCATGTCCGAACGAAGCGAGTGATAGATGACTTCTATGCCAGACGTTGAAGGATGGCCACCACGGTGGATGACACCCGTGCCTGAGGGTGCCACGTTCAAGAAGGCTGAACTGGCCATCGACTTCATCGACGCCTTCGGAGTCATCACCAAGGATTCTGTGTCAGGGCGTGCCGGTTCCAAACTGGTACTTCGTGACTGGCAGAAGGAACTCATACGTCAGTTATACGCCCAGGACGAAAACGGTGGGTTCCTCGCAAAGACGGCACTTGTAGGCTTGCCGCGCAAAAACGGAAAATCCGCCTTGGCCAGTCACCTGGCCGTGTTCGATACAATATTCGGTCCAGCCGGTGGTGAAACCTACTCAGTCGCCGCAACCCGCGACCAGGCGCGTATCGTGTTCGGTGAGGCGAAGCGCATCATCGAAACTCATGAGGAACTCAGGGATTTGACGAAACTCTACCGCGACGCGATTGAGGTACCAGCGAAGGGGTCTGTATATCGTGTGCTATCAGCGGAGGCAGGTGCCGCTGAAGGTTTGAACAGTAGCGCGATCTGGGTCGACGAACTCCACGCCCAACCCAACCGCAAAATGTTCGACGTGATGTCACTCTCAATGGCGGCGCGTGGTGATAGGGCACACATGGTGTCTATCACTACCGCCGGTGTCAAATCAGACTCGACTGGACGCGACTCGATCGCCTTCGACTTGTACAACTATGGCAAGAAGGTGTCAGCCGGTGAGGTCGACGATAAGAACTACTTCATGGCTTGGTGGGAGGATGACGGACCTCACAGTGATCCTGAAACGTGGAGGAAGGCCAACCCAGGGTTCGGTGACCTTAATGATCCTTCGGATTTCGAGGCCGCGGTGAAACGTACACCTGAAGCCGAGTTTCGTACAAAACGGATGAACTGCTTCGTAGCATCAGCACTCTCATGGCTACCTACGGGGTCATGGGAGGCCTGTGAGGGCGATTTAACTATCAGCCCCGATGAGGAAGTCATTCTCGGATTTGACGGGTCTTTCAGTGGCGACTGTACCGCCTTGGTCGCATCGACAATTCAGAAGGATGACGAACCAGTGAAGGTTCAGTTGGTGAAAATCTGGGAGAAGAACCTGGACACTGATGATGAGGACTGGCGTGTGGATATTGCTGAGGTGGAGCAGACCATCATTCAGTACTGTCGGGATCATCCCAAGGTTTTGGAAATCGCGTGTGACCCGTTTCGATGGCAACGGTCAATGCAGGTGTTGGCTGAACTAGGTCTGCCAGTTGTTGAGTATCCGTCCACCTCACCACGGCGCATGGTTGGAGCCTGTGCCAAATTTTATGACATGGTGATGGAGGGCACAGCGTCGATCATCCATGACGGCAACCCAACACTAGGTAGGCATCTGGCGAATGCGGTGGTGAAACAAGACAACCTGGGCCCCAGGATTGTGAAAGAGAGTCGTTCGAGTCCCAGGAAAATCGATGCGGCGGTGGCCTGCATCATCGCCGTTGACCGCGCCACGGTCGCTAGAATGGAACAGGTAGTGCCTCAGTTCTTTGGATAGGCTATGGGAATGTCATCAATACTTCAGATTGCAGGAATCACGGCCATCACCGTTGGGGTGCTCATAATTTCCATACCAGTCGGAATCATCGTGGGCGGCGTATTCCTGACTGTTGTTGGCATCGCCCTGGGACGATAAATGATTTTTAACAGGCTTTTCGAGGAACGCGGGATTTCCTACCAATCCATTTTCGCTTCAGGCGACGACATTGCGTTCGGCACCCACGCTGGCACAAACATAAACAGTGACACCATCTACACGGTCAACGCCGTGTTCAGTGCCGTGAACCTCATCAGCACCACACTGTCCACACTTCCACTGGATGTGTTCATCAGGGATGATGGCACCCGCAAACCTTTTCGGCCTAAACCAGAATGGGTGAACAGGCCTGATGTGGCCCTGCCCCGTGAGGCGTTCTACTCAGCCGTGTTCACTTCTATGCTGTTGGAGGGTTCAGCGTTTATCCGTGTGTTCGCGAATCGACGCAATGAGGTAGTGAACCTGGTTGTACTGAACCCACTCACGGTCGAGGTGAAACGCAACGGCCTCGGCTTCCTGCAGTTCAACGTCGAGGGTGAAACAGAACCGCTTACCTCTGACGACATCATCTACATCCCTGACCTAATGAAGCCAGGGAATGTGCGGGGCATTTCACGTGTGTCAGCACTTAAGGAATCGTTCGGTCTGTCACTGGCGCTGGAGCGTTGGGCACAGACATTCTTCGGTAGTGGTACCACCATGGCAGGGGTAATCGAGTTTCCTGGGGCGCTTAGCGCTGACCAGGCCTCCGATTTAAGGAACGGCTTCGACAGTTCTCACCAATCGTGGAAGAAGGCACACCGAACCGGTGTCCTCACAGGTGGTGCAACATTCAAACCAACACAGGTCGACGCTGAACAGTCACAGGTCATCGAGGCGCGTCGCATGGCGGTCGAGGATGTCGCCAGGGCGTTCAACATTCCACCACACCTCATGGGACTCCCAGGCACCAACACGTTCGCCTCAGTGGAAGAAAATAACCGCAACTGGGTGACGACGAACCTGAGGCCACTGGCATCGAAGGTCGAATCGGCCATGTCTGTCCTCATGAACCGTTACCGTGGAGGCACCGAAGCCTTCCTACGCTTCAACCTCGAGGGTCTGCTACGCGGTGACCTCGACGCCAGAACCAATGCCTACTCCCGCATGATCCAAATGGGTGCCATGTCTATCAATGATGTGCGCATCCTGGAGGACATGCCACCGGTCGACTCCGACGCGGCACGTCAACCACGTGTCCCGTTGGCAAACGTCAACATGGAAGACTCCGATGTGAAGGCTCAGATGGAGCGCGTCAAGATGGTTCAGGCGCTGGTCTACTCTGGGTTCTCACCTGCCGAGGCTTTGCAGGCTATCGGTCTGCCACCTATCGACCACACTGGGTTGCCTTCTGTGCAGTTGCAGGGTGTCGCACAGGTCAACCCTGAGGACACCGGTGCACCGTATGAAGACAAGGTGACCTAATGTCAATCATCACTAAGAGCATTTCGTTAGCACAAGACACACCGGTCCTGATCGCCGGTGGCGATAACATGCCACAAGAAGTTCACATTCACAATCATGAGCACGCTCAGGCTCGCGACCTATATATCGGTGGTGGTTCTGCCGTATCGCCTACGACTGGTCATCACATCGAGGCTGAAACTGACGTTCGATTTGTCTTGCAACCTGGCGATGTCCTATGGGGCATGACACCTGATGGTGCAGGTTGTGATGTGACGGTGATGCAGATTCAGAAGACCGACTGATGCCTTACTTCATCACTAACGAATCACCTGACTGTCCAGCCTGGGCCGTCGTAAAAGAGGACGGCGAAGTTGTCGCGTGTCACGATACAGAACAGGATGCTATCGACCAGATGGTCGCGATCAGTATTGCTGAGGATTTGGAACCAGGTGGCACTTATCAGCCTGATAACCGTGATGTTACTGAACCTGTGGAATCACGTCAGGTGAACCTGGTTGCACCCGCTTACATGAGGGCCGCGGCACGTCAGGGCCTCCGATATTATGACCAAGGATTAGCTGGCGATGGCCTCGAGGGTAGAACCGTTACTGAGGCGCGTCAGATGGCCCGTGGTGACTCTCTGACACCTGACAAGTGGGTTCGTATCGCCGCATGGGTGGCACGGCACATGACAGACCTGGACGCTCCAGGCGCGAACCCTGAAAGTGACGACTATCCGACACCTGGCGTCGTCGCACATCTTCTGTGGGGTTCTGGCCCGTCGAAACGGTCAGCCCGCCGTGCGATGGAATATGCTGAGGGCGTGGTTGGTAGAATTGAACAAGAGAATCAAGACCGTAGCAGTGCAAAGGGTGAGGCAGTGAAAAAACTAGAAACTCGCACACGTCCAGTTGACTTCGAAATCCGTGAACTGGAGGACGGTGGCCTGAGGTTCGAAGGGTATGCGGCAGTGTTCAACAGCCGGTCTGAAGATCTGGGTGGGTTCACTGAGTTCGTGGCACCTGGAGCGTTCAAGCGATCGCTACGTTCCCGCAACGATGTGAAACTGTTGTTCGACCACAACCCAGCGAATGTGTTGGCGTCGACCCGTGCAGGCACCATGACTGTCGAGGAAGATGCCCGTGGTCTGAAGGTGACCGCTGATCTGGCCCCGACAACTTTAGGGCGCGACGTATCGGTCTTGGTGAAACGTGGCGATATAGATTCAATGTCATTCGGTTTCAGTGTTATCCGTGACTCATGGAACGACAACGGTACTGAGCGCACACTGAACAGTGTCAGACTCATCGAGGCAAGCATTGTGTCATGGCCTGCATATGCCGGTACCGCTGGCACTGTATCGGTTCGTGGCCTCGACCGTGTAGCGCGATCAGCCGATGTGGATGCTGACCAACTTGCTGACGCCATCCTGAAACTGGAAGAAGGCGCTGACATGTCCTCCGAGGATGTCGACCTGTTATCGAAAGTCATCGACAACCTGAAACCACAACAGGCAGAACCTGAGCCTGCACCCGTAGACACCAAGGCTGATGATCTACTGGCCCTGAAGAAGAAGAAACTAGAAATCCTGGAGTTGCTTAATGGCTAAAAAAGAAGACATTCGCAAGGCAATCCTGAAGGTCGCCGGTGACCCTGAGAACGGTGTTATCAAAGACCTGGCAGGTGCTATGGCTGACGCTATCATGGCGTTGGATGAGCCTGAGGTCAAATCATATGACCCAGTGAAGGAAACCCGCGTCATGAAAGCGCCAGAGAAGCGCTAGACGGGTTACCCTGCCGACTTCTCCCTTCTAGTCGGCAGGGTTCCTTCATGCCTAGGCGTGGTCGATGAGTTCGGTGTCAGGCAGTACTGGGTAGTCGATGACCGCGTGGACCTCGGCAAACACTGTCGAGAATGGTTGACGGCATTCTGAGGTGATACCGATGCCTGAGTATTCTCCAGCGATGGGTGAGTGCCATGAGTATCCTTCAGGCAGAACTACCTCCACCTTGGTGTGTGGATGGTTGCAGTCCTCACATGTGACGTAGGCGATGCTGACCTCAGCGTTCTGTGTCTTGGCCAGGTCGAGTAGTTGTTCACGTGCGCTTGTCATGATGGTCCCTTCTTTGCTTTCTGTCATGTGGTCGATGGCACTGAAGAACGTGTCGACCACTTTGTCCATTTCGTTGAATGTGCTGTTCATCATCCCTCCAGGATGTCGTCGATGTCGAAGGCGATGTGAGCGTTCTTGATTGCGATGTGGTTGCCGTCAGCGTCGATGACGGTCGCCGTGCTGAGGATCATGTCGCTTCCCCAAGCCTCCGACTGGAGGTCAGTGATGCGATAGGTGTGATCTTCGGTGAGGCCTTGGCCTCCGATATGGCAGACACGGTCCCAGAGGGACCATGCCTGTTCGGTTGCGGTAGTCATGGCCTATTCAGCCTCCTCGTCAGCGAAGCAATCAGTGCAGACGATCATGTCCTCTTGAGGCCAGCCAGCGTTGTCGGCACCACACTCATCACATTGGAGTGAGATTGTCTTGAAGGTTTGCATTTGGTGTTCCTTTCTCTCTGATGACTCTACTGTATATGACTAGACACACAGATGTCAACTACATATGACAAGAAATCTGACGCCAACCACACACCACTGTCTACAATAGAAACATCGGAAGTTCGTTAGCGATGCCGAACGGTTGAGCGTCATCCGCCACCACACCCATATCCATTCCAACCATTGGAGAAATATCAATGTCTGAGTTCATCAAACGCTCAGAGGAAACCCGTGCGAACCTAGTCATGCAAATGCGTGACGTCATCGACTCTGTCGAGGCTGAGGGACGTTCGATCGACTCTGAGGAATTGCGCAAACTGGATAACCTTGAGGCTGACTACCAGCGCCACTCTGAGGCTATCGAGGTTGCACGTCGGAACGAAGAACGCGCCATGGAAGCATCCGTGGCCGCCGGTTCGTTCATGCCCAAGGAAGAGTCCCGCAACGCCGGTGACATTTTCCGTGCAATGGGACGTGGTGAGGTTCGTGAACATAACTTCGGTTTTGAGTCACGCGCAACCCTGGTTCCTTCTGCCAACACTGTTCCCGTCGACTTCCTCGATCAGGTATTCCTCAAGGCACGCCTTGTCGGACCTTACCTTGAGGTTGCTGACGTAATTCAGAGGTCATCCGGTGCAGACTTGCGCATCCCTGTGATGACGGCCTACAGCACCGCCTCGGAGTACAGCGCCGGTTCTGCTATTGCAGAAAGCCAGCCCACGTTCTCCAGCCTTCTGATCCAGCCCACGAAGCAGGCGTTCCTGAGTTCGATTGCGAACGAACTGCTCATGGACGCTGGATTTGACATCGAGGGAACAATTGCGGATCAAGCGGGCAATGCAATTGGTACACGTGCCAATGCCGTTATCCACGCCGCCGTGACTGCAGTTGCCGGTAGCGGAATTACGGCAGGAACGACCAATGCCATAACAGCCGACGAACTTCTGGAATTGGCCTTCTCGGTCGATGGAGCAGTTCGTCGCCTCGGTTCGGCCGCCTACATGGTGTCCACCTCGACCGCCGGTGCAATCCGTCGCCTCAAGGATGGTTCTGGAGCATACGTGTTCGAACCCATCACCGGAGGGAACGGGGTCAACGGTGGAAGCAACGCTACTGGAAGCATCCTCGGATTCCCCGTGTATGAAAACGCGGCCGTTGCAAACATCGCCACTGGGACCAAGCCGGTCTTCTTTGGCGCATGGGATCAGGTGAAGGTTGCCACCACTGGTTTGGATGTGGCCACTTCTGTGGACTACGCCTTCAACCAGGATGTGACCACCTACCGGTTCACGTACCGTCTGGGCGCGGCAGTTACTGACGCGTCCCACATCAAGTACCTCGAAATGGCCTAGCCTTTCGACACTGCAGAAACCCTCGCCAGTCCCTGTGATTGGCGGGGGTTTTCTGTATGCTAGGCGTCATGGCAAAACATGAGAGAATTCCGAACGCCGCCCTCAGTCTTATCAGCAACACACCTGGCACTACCACTGGTTACGGTGTGCAAGCCCAGTACTTGGTCGACCGTCTAATGCGACACGGTGTGCGCACGGCCGTGCAATCCAACTACGGTCTTGAGGGTCTGTTCGACAAGATACGAACCAAACACGGTGACGTGATGCATTATCCGAAGGGGTTCAAACCGTACAGTGACGATGTCATCCCCATCTGGGCGAAAGACTGGGAGGACAAGAACCCTGGCGTGAACCACGCGATCATGACCTTGTATGACGTGTGGGTGTACAAGAACCTGAAGTATGACGGCCCCATCATCGCCTACGTCCCACTAGATCACATCACTATCCCACCGATGGTGAAAGAGTTCCTGCAACGTGACAACGTCACACCTGTGGCCATGTCACCGTTCGGCAAGCGCATCATGGAGGACCGTGGCATCGAGTGCCACTATGCCCCACACGCGTTCGACGCGAAGGTGTACAAGCCGACGTACAAGGTGGATGGTGTTCCGACACGTGAGTTCATGGGCCTCACTGATGACCATTTCTTGGTCAGC